TGCGAATGTTTCGAATGACACGGGCGCGTGGTCGGATATCCCCAGCACCGTGACAGGCGCAGGCGTGTCGCCCTTGTGGTTGCTCGTACCCGGCACGCGCAGTACGCGGGCAGCATCGGCGGTGACGTTCTTGTCCGCCTTGAACCCGTGGAAGTTTGCCAGTGCCTTGAGCCGCTCGGCGACGGGAAGCCACTCTACTAAGGACACCGGCTCGGTCAGCGGCCAGTAGACGTGCACGCCGTAGCCAGAGTTGACCATCGTAGGGCGCGGCAGGTTTGCCGTCTTGCAGAACGCACGCAGCTGCGCGATGGCCGTAGACTGGTCTGGAAAGTCTTTGGGTGTGCCCTTCTTGAGGTGCACGCCGCAGTCCAAATCCATGAAGAACGCACGCAGCTGCCTGACGTTATCGGCTTCGCGTGACCCCGCCTCGTCGAAAGTAGCGAGTGCGTAGTAGGTGTCGAAGCCGTTCTCGTTTAGGTTGTTAGCTGCATGCTCTAACTCGTCTATGGTGCCGTAGAACTTCTGCACCATACGCTGCTCTTTGAGCGCCCAGACACAGTAGTGACCCTCTGTGCCGAGTACTCCCTGTAGGAAAGTAGATGTGTCCATGAGCCGCCACTCATTGAGAAAAGGGTAGCGGCGGGGCTGATTTTTCTTGTGCCCCGCCGCAGGGAGAAGCCGACGTTACTCGTCGTCCCACTCAGAAACAAGCGTGTTGAGGCTTGCCTTCGGCGCGGGCTTGGCATCCTTGGCGGTAGCGACCTTCTTGGGCTCTTCTACCTCTTCATCCTTGATCGTATCGCCGACTATGACGACATCCTTCTTCGGGTTGTAGGACTCGGTGCCACCAGCAGAAGTCTTCTTCTGCACGCCGTCCGTCTGCGCCACAGTCAGCGTGATGGCGGAAAGCGCCTCGGGCGAGTCCTTGGCTTCCACAGCGGCGTGGAACTCCGCCTCAGTCAGCGCACGCACCGGCTTGAAGAACAGCTTCGGCTGCTCAGCATCCTCGTCGAAGTACATCTGCGTCAGCACCGCGATCATCGGAGTATCGTGCGCGTCGATGAACTTGGCGTACGCCTGCATACCCATCTTGTCGCCCTTGGCTTCGCCAAAGATAGACGTCGCGGGCAGCTGCAGCTGGTACACCTCGTTAGGCTTGCCCTCTAACGTGATAGCCAGACGCTGGTTGAAGCGGCACGCACGGCTCTCGCCCTGCCCAGACCCCTTGATGTTCATCGGGCAGGATGCACAGGATGCGGCCTTGCGCTGCTCCGCCGGTACTTCCGGCGCAGGAGTGCGCGTATCCGTGGACCAGCAGGTCGGCGCTGTCGGATTGCTCGGGTCGTAGGTGCCCTCATAGTAGGTGCGCGACACCTTCGCAGCGTTGACCACGACGATGTTTAGGCTGTCTTCCTTGGAGACAGCTACTTGCTCGCCGTTGACGATTATGCGGAAGCGCCGCCCCTTGAGGGAGATGCGCCTGCCCCCGCCGCCACCACCGGAAAGGGTCTTGTTCATTTCCTTCAGCGCCTTGAAGAGGTCGCTGTTCACAAGCGGGTTGTTGCCGCCAAAGAGGGTCATTTCACCCATGGTAGTTCTCCTCAGTTGTCTAGGTCGAGTTCAAGTTGCTTAGGGGCTGTGGTTAGGCCAGCCACTACTTTGTCCAGTTCAAACCGGTAGGTGTTACCGATCTTGATGTAGGAGTCTTTCGGGATGTGCCCTTGCCGCACCCATGACCGCGCTGTGGACACGGACACGTTGAGATGTTTGGCGAGGTCTTCGATGGTTACAAGGGGGGTCATCACTTCTTCCTTATGGTTATCACATACTCCGAGTTCGCATTGAGACCCGGAGGATGCAGGTCGGGATTGTTTTCGATGAACTGCCGCACGGCGGTCTGGTTGAGCCGCTTCTCGAAGAACTCGGGCACTTGGTGGTCGAGGACGAATCGGTGCATCGACTCCCAGTCGTTTGTCCAGTACCGCGTCCTGACGGTGCGGTAGAACACGCCCGAGTCCGTTCGCGCGCTCTCTATGCCGTGCGTCTTACAGTACTCCAGCAGTTCGCTCTTGATGGCATCTTGCTGCGCTTGCAGCCTGCTGTCTTCTGCCTCAAACTCTTCCTTGAGCGCGGACCGCTTGTCCCTGATCTTGATGAAGATTCGCGTCAGCGTCTCTACCGGCACGGGCTCATGCTCCGCCACATCGGGCGCATCAGTGGTCATACTGTTCTCCTCTCTTGTTATTTGATGCGGTATATTCGTATCTGGTTAGCTAGTCAAGCATATTAGCGTAAAGCTCGATAAGTTTTGTGTGGACGTCAATTTTGTCGTCAAGCAGCGAGTATACGCGCCGCTCTACACCCGACCCCTGCAGCTGCACCACAGTGCATTTGTGCTTTTGGCCCGTGCGGTGCACCCGTGCGTTGGCCTGCGCGTAGGTTTCCAGCGATGGTGTCGGTGCCCACCAGACGACCGTGTTTGCTGCGGTGAGTGTCACGCCGTGCGCCGCCGCCTGCGGCTGGATGACCAGCACTTTCGGGTCTGGAGTTGTTTGGAACCGGTGGAAGATGTCTGTACGCGCACTGGCGCTGACGTCGCCCCGGATGACCTCTGTCGTTATGCCGTCTGCTTTCAGCTTGTTGGTGAGCACGTCGATGACATGCTTGAACGGCACAAACACGAGCACCTTCTGGCTGCTCTCGTCGATGACCTCTTTCAGCACGTCGTAGCGGTTCTTGATGTCGAACCCTACCGCCTCGCCGTCATCGGTGTAGACCGCCCCTGCGCTGATCTGTAGCAGCTTGTTCATGTTTACCGCAGCGTTCACAGCGGTGACTGGCTCGCCTGCCACTTCCATGACCATCTGCTGCTTGAGTTTCATGTAGTACTGCTCTTGCTGCTTAGTCAGCGCCACAGCGCGTTTGACATAGAGCATGTCTGGCAGGTCTAGGCACTCGTCCTTGGTGAAGCGAATGGCGGGCTGCAGTGCGCGGTGTACTAGGTCAGTAGCTGTGTCTTTCGGCTTCCATTTGAATTGGGTGACCTTGTACATCACCATGTCGCGCCATGACCCAAAGAAACGCGGCACCGCTGTCGGGTTCACCAGCTTGGCTAGGCCGTAGGCATCTTCTGGCCCCTGCGCTGCCGGTGTGCCCGTCATCATCCACAGCCAAGTATCCGGTTTAACCAGAGAGTTCAGCACCTTCCACCGCTTGCTTTGCGCGTTCTTGTAGTGTGTCGCCTCGTCCACGATGATGAGGTCGTACCCCGCAGCCTCGATCTCGTCCCGCACGATTTCCACGCCGTCGTAGTTGATGATGAGGAAGTCGGGCCGCTGTGCGATGATCTTCTTGCGCTTCTCGGCACTACCATGCGCGACGTTGACGGTTCGGTGCATCGCGAAGCTGAACAAGTCCGCCCGCCATGCGCTGTCCATAATAGAGATGGGGCAGATCACCAGCGCGCGCTTGATGACTTTCTGCTTCATCAGGAAGTCTGCTGCCCAGATAGCCGAGGCGGTCTTGCCCGTGCCCTGCTCGTTGAAACAGAACGCGCGCTTGTTGAGCGTCAGGAAGGATGACGTCGTGCGCTGGTGCGACATGGGCTTGAACTTGCCCGGCCAGTCGTAGCGCCCCTCGATAGGAGAAGGGGCCTTGATGTTCATCGCGCGCAGGGTCTGCGCTTCGTTGACACCCCAGTAGACAGCAACCTCATTGTTTTCTAGCTGCTTACTCTTGGGGATTATTGTGGTGACTTGTTTTGGGTTGCGCAGCCTAAGCAGGAGCGCAAGATTGTCTACAATCTGCATGTCGTTCTCCAGTTGTTAGGGTTGTCCCTAACGCTTTCTTTTGGTCGGCTTGCTCATAGCACCGCCAGCCGCGCGGTTCTTCGATGGACTCTCCAAGCGAACACCGTCCCCGTTGCTCCCGCCACGAGCAAGAGGCTTCTTGTGCGCTAGGTCTTTGCCCTTGCGGGCGCTCTTTCCGTGCTTCTTGTCGAACTCGTTCCTTGCACGCTGCCGTTCCATCCGGTCTTCGTGCTCTCCCCGAGCCTGCTGCAGCTGGTACTCACGCTTGTAAGGGCGATCACGCTCGGGGTTCTTGTACGCCATTGGACTACCTGTTGAGGCCGTTGTGCTCACATTCTACCACAGGGCAGTGCCTCTTACAAAGCCCAGACGGGCGAGGATTCCACACGCCGGTCTCATGCGCTTTCTCTAACGCAGCGTATTTCTTGATCCACGGACTCCACAGAACAGCCTCATCCTTGACGTCGAACTCCTGCTTCACAAAGGTGTTGGCGATCACGAACAGCAGCCCCGCCTTCACCTTCTTCACCTGTGGGAAGTGCTTGAACACCGCCAGCGCCATCAGTTGCAGCTGCCCTGCGTCGGCGTATTTGGCGCTCTTCCCGGTCTTGTAGTCTATGATCCGTGCAGCGTTGCCGTCGATGATGAGCAGATCGACGATGCCTCGAAACCACACGCTCTTGGTAGAGAAGTCCACCGGCACGAGGTCGGCGTTCAACCCCAGCTTCAACTCGCAGTACTTCTCCCCCGGCAGTGCTTTCAGTGTAGCAAGGGCGTCGGCCATGAACGCGAACTGTGGGGGCACGGGCACGTCGTCCCGTATGAACTCCTCGCAAGCTTTGTGGAACTCGGTGCCGTAGCGCATGGCCTCCGTCTCAGCGACGGGGTACTGCCGCAACACGTTCACATGGTAGAACTGCTTAGGGCAGTTCTCGAATGCTTTGATGCGACTGAAGGACCAAGCCCCCGCTTTGCTCATTTGTCGGACAGCTCCTTGACCTTCTCCAAAAGCGCAGCCTGACTTTTCTTGTCGAAGCGGATGTTTATGCGGGCGTTAGGGGTGTTCCTAATCTGCGACACCTTATACCCGAGGTACAACGCCGCGACTATGAAGGCTCCGTTCGATATATACGGGACTGCACCGGGGCGCAGCGCGGGGGCGGTTTTTTCCGCGTGGTGCTTCAACCCATAACTGGAGTAATCCGGGTTTATCGTAATGCGCCGCCCGTGGTAGTCCAACCACCGAATAGCGAGGTTCACCTGCCCGAGGTCTATCCGAGACGGCTTATCCCCAACCGCAAACGGGGCAAACCCGGTGCCTTCTAGGCGTGGATTATCCATCAGCAGCGCTTCAAGTTCTTCTTGTTCAATAGGCATTACTCTGTCTCCCCATAATTCTTACCGATCCCGGCCTCACAGTTGACCGGCAGACCCTCGGCCCAGTCGGGCACCCAGCGCATGCACTGCTCGACATATTCCTTCGCCGCAGGGGCTTCGTCGTCTGGCACACAGCACACGATTGAGTCATGAACTGTTAGCACAACTTTGTATCTCTTTGCAATCTGTAACATCTGCTCTCCGATGATACAGCGTGCAACCGCTTGGCACACGTTCTCCACGACCTTGCCGCCGTATATACGAGTGCGCCCCTGCCGGGTCTGGTAGGAATATTCCACCCCGCCTTTCTCGTTGGCGGTCTCTTGCAGGTCATCGTAGCGCAGGATCAACCCGGACGGCAGCAATATACCCGGTGCATCCGGCACCGCCTGCAGAACGCCGGGACGCCCAAACGCCAGTGCATCGCCCCGCACAAGGTAGCGCAGCATGGACCCACACTGTTTCCACAGGTCGCTGATGGCGTCGTTAGTCTGCCGGTAGACCCCGATGATGCGCTTCGTCTCGTCCACGGGCAGGTCTACGCCCTGCGTCTTGAGCGCGGCTTTGAACTTCTCTCCGCCCATGCCATAACCCGCACCGAGCACCGTGGTCTTGCCGACGAACCGCTGCTCCTTGGTTACCGCCTCTTCCGGTACGCCGTAGATGGCAGACGCCATCTTCTTATAAACGTCCTTGCCCTGCGCGAACGCCTCGACAACATCGTTCTGTTCTGCCAGCCACGCCAGCACGCGGGCTTCAATCTGCGCGGAGTCTGCCTCGACGATAGAGTATCCGTCCGGTGCAATGATCGCCTTCTTCAGCTGCTTCGCGTTCGGTCCTCTAGATGGTAAGTTCTGGAGGTTGATCTTGTCATCACCTCCCCAGCGCCCGGTGTGCGCGGCATAGTAACGCACAGGGACGGGCAGCTTGCCCCGGTCGGCGATGTCGATGAACCGCTGCGTTCGGGTCTCCTCTAACGTGGACTTGTTGCCCAGCCGCGCGGCGACCAGCGTCTGAACACGCACATCCTCATGCTCGGCTAACGCCTTGAAATCCTCGTCGTTCTTGGCAAACGCAAAGGTCTCCTTGCCGGTCGTCGGGCTGATCTTCACAGGTGGAGTAACACCCAGCATGTTCAACATGAGCGCAAACTTCGGGTTGGACATGAGGTCTGCTTTGTCCGTTACCCCTGCGTCCACCAGCAGCTGCTCTTTCATCTTCACGGTGGCGTCGAGGTGCTGCTCCAAGTGCGGGCGGTCGAGTTCCAACAGCGGGTCGGTGAACATCCGCAGCGTCACGTCTATCAGCTTGAGTTCCTTCTTCGGGAACCCGCTCGCCAGCATCCTCGTGAAGATGTCGTAGGTCAGGTCTACGTCATTGACGCAGTAGTGCCCGTAGGCTGAGAGTTCTTCTGCCGTGAAGTCTGCACGGCGCTTACCTAGGGCGTTCAGTACTTCGGTGCCCTTCTCCCCCACCCCGTAGCTTTCGGCGAGGGCTTTCAAGCTGGCGCTCTTCTCCACGCCGTGGACCGCTCGCGCCATGCAGAGTGTGTCGAAGTATACCTTGGGCTTGATGCCCAACCGCCAAGACAGGATAGCCCCGTCGAACATCATGTTGTGAGCGAGCACCGCATTGTTCGGCAGGTCGAACTTCTCAAGGTAGTCTTTGATCGCTCGGTGCGTCCCGCTGAACCACTCTGTCTGTGCGTCGTCTACCTTCACCCCGACGCCGATGATCTGGAAGCGCGGGTCGCGCACATACTCTTCGGTAGTGATTTTAGATAGCGAGTAATCCTTGCTATAGTAGGTTTCAAAGTCGAGCGTTACCACCTTCATGTCGTTCCCCTTTGTTCTCCAGATATTTTTGTATGTTGTGCAGCGTCATCTTGGTTTGGTAGTCCCGCGCAGAGGACGCGTTATTCCCGACACATGCAACCCGCGTGGTGCCGTCGTACAGGAAGTAGTGGTCGCGCTTCTTCACGACATGGAAGGTGTTAGGCAGGGTGCCTAACACCTCTTTAACCTCTCTGGCTATCGGCATTGGCGCTCTCCCGGCACTCCCCTGCGATGCCTGCGTAGGCTGCCGCATCGACGTAATTGTCCTCGTGGTAGCCGCTCGCGTCCGAGCGAGCCATCTTCAGCAGAACCATCATCCATGCCGCGTCTTCTGCTGTGATGACGGTTTCGCGGTCCAGATAGGCTGTCCACAAGTCAGCGATGCGCTGAAGGTTTTGCTTCACGGGGCCGTAAGAGTCTTGGCGCTCTCCCCCCGTCACCTCTGCGGCGCGGGCCAGAATACGCAGCCTTGCTTGTTGTTGTGGTTTACTCACTTCTTCCCTCCAGTTTGGCGAGCCTATGCGCGCGATGATTGATTCTACTTCGGTTAGGGACACCCCCGTAGCCTCTGCTACCCTCACGGCGCTGGCCTGCCGGTTCTTGAGCAGGTACTCCCATACTATGCGGTCGTTCTCGGTCATGTTTCCCTCAGTGTATGGTGTTGTCGGGTATGCCGCTTGTGTGGTCCAGCACATGGATCGTCGCTGCAAAGATCACCGGAGTCTCCTCGATCATGTTGTAAGAGTGCAGAAACTGCGCGAAGAGCTTAGCCATGTCGCCCGGCGTCAACGACCGAGGCATCGCAGCTAGGATAGCTAGCACCACCTCTTCTGTCAGCGGCTTGTATGCCGGATCATTCGACATGGGTCTGTTCTCCTACCTTGCGGAACAAGGTCACTCTATCATGGGTGTTCCTGCGCGTGATCTCCTTTCGAGACAGCAGCCGGTCCACGACATGACGCACGAGTTGCCGCGAAAAGTTAACCGCATCGGCTATCTCGGCGATAGACAACTCTCTATCGGTCAGCACCTTCAGAACGAGTTCGTCCGTAGAGTTATTCTCTCGCCCCCGTGCGCTCCCCGTCAGCTTCTTCTCCCCCTCCGGTAGTTTCGGCGCAGCTGCGTGGGCCCCCGCTTTTGGGGCTGCGTGTGGCAGCTTATCGTTCTTGAACCGGTTGAGTTCCTTGTCTCGGTGCATGTGCATGATCGCGGCGATCTGTGCCTCATACCGCGTCGCCTGATCCGCCTTTACGTTGTATGCAGGGACAACAATTTCCATCCTCTTCTCCTAGATTTGCTCCCCTCGCCGCCAACGCGCGACGGCCTCATCCCCGACGACCTTGCTGAGTTCCTCGC